CCTTACTATTGTATTACAATAGTATTATTTACAATTAGTAACAATTAATTTTATCTATTTATTCTCTTTTCTAAATTCTTCATAACTAATAAAATATTCATTTTGTTTAGATAACCAACTTCGCATTTTATTACTATGTTTTGGGTTATCTTTTATTAATTCCATAATACTATAATTTTCATGTTTATAACCTTTACTATCATCAAATAATTTTACAAAACTATCTAATTCTTTTTTCAAATTATTAATTTGATCTATTCGATATTGTATATCATAAGAACTTGCTTTTATTTTTTCCCATTTTTGTTTCTCCTGGATATTATCTGCAAACCTTCTTACATTTAAATTATGTATAACCTGATAATCTATTTTCTCAGATTTTAATATTTTTTCTGACTTTCTATCTTTTGCACTTTCTGAGATAATAACATCACATACGAATTTATCTATATCAAAATAATTATTTTGATGATGACAATAAAAATAAATTCTATTTTCTTCTGTTTCACTTTCTGGTTTTTGGTGATAGGCCATCAATCCATAATCTTTATAAGGTAAAACTTTTTTAATATCTTCATTTATTTTTTCTAAAATATTTTTATTTAATATCTTTCCTTTATTCTTTTCTAATGTATTAATAGTACTCTTTCTTAATTTTATTATTGTTTCATAATATGCTATGTGATAACCAGCAATCATTGAAACATCAATTTTTTTGAGATACTTTTGTTTTTTCTGTTCCTGGATATAGTCAGCATAAGGACTAGAAATTAAGTTTGACATGATTTTTTTTTAGTAGGGTTTGAAAAATGTTTTACCCACTAGAATATTAAACTAATACTTATTTATTGTCAACATAATTTTATCTATTATCTTGTAAATCCTAAAATTATATTTAATATTACTTTTATCTAACCTTATTAATTTTAATAATGAAGTTAGAATAAATAATAGTTCATTTGTACTAAATGATATAGTGATTCTATTGCTATCACTGAATTTATTGAGAATTTTGGACATTTTTTGTAAAAAATAAACGATATTTTCAACTTAACGTAAGTTCTATTAAAGGGCAATTAAAGGCCAAAATATGAAAATGAAAATTTTTTTGTTTGCAAAAATGAAAAGTCTCATGTAATATAGTAATGGTAATAGTAATTTCAACTAACCAAAATGAAAAAAACTGAGAATCTCTCACCCCAGGTCTTAATAATTGGATCTGGTAATATGGGTGAAGATAATTGTAGGATTCATGAAAATTGGATCACTAGATACAACATCTTTAATAAAGTACGCTTTGATAGTGCTATTAAAAAAGGTCAAAAATGTGATCTAATCGTTTTTAAAGCGGTAGATCATTCAGGAACTAGAACTGTTTATGAATGTCACATAAACAATAAATTTGTATCAATGCCTTTAAGTATCTTTAATGATCTAGGCTTTTATATCTGGAATAATTATTTTAGACCTGATACTCAAGATACAAAAATTCATTTATTTTTATCTCAAACCGATCCAGGGTTAGGAATAATTCTACCCCAGGATAACAAAGATAATTATTTTTCTTATAGGCAAGTCAATCCAATAAAAAGGATTTATGAACTACAAAGAAGAAAAGAAGAAAATGTAAAACTAAATAATAATGATCTATTTGGTGAAGATATAATAGGTTACTCAATATGAAATTAAAAGACTTAAAAATGAAAAAAAATAATTCCTAACCAAACATACAATATGCCTGAACTAGGTGTTGTATTAAAAGGTTTTCAAATAGATAACGCTACGGAGAAAGCCTGGACAGAAATTCATTCCAGGGTAATTCCCTTTAAAGGCGATTTACAAAAAGAGATGGAAGTCATCACTAAAAAAAAAAACATTATTGAGGGTAACTACTAATGCAAATTAATGAAATTAACCTAAAACTTTCCAAAGTTCAATCAAAAGCAATTATCGCACTCGCAAAAGCTGATGCTAAATCTATTAAGCTAATTATTGCCACACTATTAAATCAAGGTATTTACTGGGAATGGTGCGAGCATGATATGAATAACGAGCCAGCTAACGGCTGGCCTGATGAATGGAAAGAAATTAATGAAGAATTAAAACAGGAACTAAAACTTCTTAAAGATCAATACCATAACAAAATTGATTCTGAAATAAACCAGGAACTAAAAAATTATGGATAGAAAAGAAGCAATAGATTTAGCTTTAAATTTATTTCGTAAAGATTTAGATAAAAATGATGTTGTAAAAACATTAATGGAATCTAACATTCCAGAATCTACCGCATACAGATATGCTAAAAAAGCACTAGATCAGTATGAATGGGAAGAAGATAAACCTGACGATAAAACAGTAAAAAATTTAGAGCTAAATGCCCTTAACACTATATATCGGTCTATGAAATGGGCTGAAACTAACAACGAACCAGAATTGGCTGTTAAATATGCCAATTTATATATCACTAACAAAAAGAGGTTAAAAAAATGAACGATCCAAGTTTAATGGAACATGAATTTCATGATTGGCTAGATCAATGCCCAAATAATTGGGTAAGACTAGCTGTTGATGATGATTCTGCTACTTACAAATTCTATAGGAATAATGATGATGACTGATTCATTTATGCACAACCACCAATCTGCACTTGATAGTTTTATGGAAGATAAAGCTATCCAGGATTTAGAAGATGCTGGTATTTATCCCGTACCAGGTGATGATGATTACGAACCAACAGATGAAGAAATGATGGCTTCATTTGGTACAAAATGGCATGACGGATTATGAGTAATTTACAAAATACTGAAATTCTTGAAAATCTTTTTGAAGAAGAAAAAGCATACCTGATTAAAAAAGGTATGCACTTAATTTTTTCAAATGAAGAAATTGAAGAATGTGCATCTAAAATTGCTAAATCAAAATTTGAAGAACTACCCGAACCAACAGGAGATTATGATGACTGACAATTATTTTAAACTACTTACCTATGTTAGACATAAAGAACAAGGTATAGAAGGATTGGTTATTAATCCACCCTCTAAAAAATGTTCTCATGTCACGATTTACGATCCAGGCTGCCCTAATGATGATGACTTTCCAGAAGATTCTTATGGTACTGGAAGTGCTTTAGAATTTCATGCTAGTGAATTAGAAGAGATAAAAAATCCCTCTAATGAATTAGTAGATCAATGTAAATCTGTTATAAAATTATTTGGGGAAGAAGATGACTAACGAACCAATGGAAGTTTTAAGTATTAGGTTAACAACAAATATTATAGATAAATTAAAACAAGAATCTAAGGAAGCGAATAAACAGATTAGTACAATAGTTAGAGATGCTATTTGCTTACATTTAGGTATTGAAATCGAATATAATAAAACACACCATATAATGAGTGAAGTTAGATATTATTTGAATAAAAATTTATCTACTAAAGATATTTTTTCTATAATAAAAAACAAACATAATTTAGCTAGAGCTACTGTTTATAAATATATTCAAAAAGCTAAACTAAACAACAGCTAATTCTTTTATCTGTTCCTGGAACTTCATACAGCGTTCCATAAAGGAAATCTCAGATGACCTCAGTTTTAAACTATCCAATAGTTTTAACTGGGGTTTTCCACTTCTTCGAGCTATACATACTAAAGCCTGGGTACATTCAATACCCGTTAACTTTCTTAGTGCATAGTTATACGCTCCAAGTTGATGACAATAGTTCAATAACATTTCATCTGATCTGACTTCCTTGGAAGTCTTCCAATCACATATTGTTAACTTTCCATCAATATCTATTAAAGCGTCAGCAGTACCGGCAAATCCATAATCCTTATCATAAACACTAAATTCGATGCTATGAATGGCCGTTACACGTTCCAATATGAATGATCGTAAACCTCTTGCGTAGCCTGACGCACTCCAGCTAACACGAGGTGCGGTTTCGGCTGCTTTTGATAATGCCCATTGCGTGACTTTTGTGGGGCAACGATCCAACT